ATTGAGCGTGAAGTATTTGTAAACGCCAACAATGTCACAGTCGCCACTGCGCTCCCCGTTTTCAAACCGCTCCAACCGATACGCCTCGTTACGCCAAACGATGTAACGGTTTCGCCGACTATAAGCACACCTGCGATAAGTGTTGCGCGGGCTGTAGATGCAGATAATGTAACAAGCGTAACTTCAATCACCAACCCAACAGTAACCGTTAAACAATACATTGATGTATCGCCCAGTAACGTAGTTTGTGCAACAACAATACGCAATCCACGAATTTATGTATACGGTGCCGCCACCAGACGTGGCGAACTATTACTATTAAAAGCAGCATAGGAGAGGAAATGAGTGAGGAAAAGGTAATCGAGTTTAAGAAAAAGAAGAAGCCGCGAAGAGTCGTCACCGTGCAACCACGTAACGTAATAACTCACCTCGGCGCAACTTTCAAAAAGAAGGAGAAGAGGGATGATTAACACGAAGGAAGACAGAGAAAATTTGTTTGTAAACTTAGCCAAAAAAGCGACTATCGTTGAACATCTAAAACCTATGCTGAACCAAGGTTATCATTTTACAGGCGAGGGTAGATTAGAACCTTTTAGGTCCGGCCTAATGTGGGATACACCTTGGGTATACACTCAAGCACACCACCGAATTCGTTGTGAGATCGGTCATCGTATTGTCTTTGATCGCTTCGGCTTTGTTTCTAACATCTGTCGCAATTGTTACAAAGTCGTGGTCCGACCCCGCACAGTCGTTGAACTATTTGACTTATACGAACTCCAACGCGAAATGGGCGTACCTTGCAAATGCGGCATCGAAGTCCGCGAATACGTCCACGGACTCTATGGCGGCTACTTCTATTGCCGTGGCAAGGAAGAAGGACTCAAACGATACAAACAAGTCCGCAAACTCGTTGACGAGCAAATATCTCCCGATGTCCCCGTTATCCTCAAGCGCTACTGCACCGAATTCGAAATCGGACCAGGCTCTTTTGGTCCTAGCGACAAGTTACCACCTCTTACACCCGAACAGGAGGAGATTGAAAAGACGCTCATAGCCTTAATCCCGGACGAAAACAATCGCTGTGCTCATGTTGATCTCATAATAGCTTACACAATGAAGAAATGGATCATGTTCGCGCATGCAAACAACGATCCTACGTATAAAGAATTAACCGGAGGGCAATCATTGTTCCCTTCAGTAGTAACTTACCATCAGGAGGTAGAAGAAAATGACAATGGCAATCCATGACAAGGTCTTCAAGGCCGCTCTTGATTACATCAAGAGTAACGCTACTCAAGTAGATGTTTACAAAAGTAGCACGCTTGTCAAAGACAACGCAATTTCGGGTAGTCTCGACGCATCTAACTACGGCGCTATCGGCGATTACGCCAGTGGTGGGCGACAGATGCAGTGTTGTGTGTCACATTCCAGTGATATGAAGGACATTGGTTCTCTTTCTGCTGGAAGTTCGATCAACAACATTCGTCTCGTGAACGCTTCTGACTCTTCTGCTGTACTTGTTCAAGCGGAAGTTTCATCCACTAACGTTGGTGCCTCGGATGCAATTAACATTGGAACCTTTTACGTGATCTTCAAAGATCCGGCATAAAGGATACACAATGGGAGAAGAGGAAACTAAAGAAACCAATTGCATCAAGTGCGCTGATTGTTGCAGACGCTTTGTAATACGTATCCCGGTTGGTAAGAGAATACAGGAGTTCATGCTTGCAATGTACGGTAGACCAATTGAAAGCGTCACTTTACGTATGAAACAGCGCTGTAAAGCTCTTACTGCTGACAATCTTTGCGGCATTTACGAAAGCCGCCCAGACATTTGCCGTGAGTATTATTGCGAAGCTGCTCTAGGTGAAGGACCACGAACAATCGTCATCGAGGGAGACGAAGTAGCAGGATAACACATGAACCCCGACATTATCGACTTTTACGCCGAGCACGGACTTCAGATCAAGCGCATCATTGACCACGGACGACAGCGCGGCTATGCGGACTACGAAGTCCTCGCCGCACTTGAGCAAATCTACGACCGCGTACAATCCGGCGAGGAAATCAAGCCGATTAACTACGTCCGCATGGCATACCAAATCGCCTCACAATCTGCCGCAGAAAAATACGGCGAGAAGCTCAGGCAATACGCCCGTGCTCACCGCGATCTCGAAGACGCCCGCGAGGTAATTCGCGGCCTTGAAGCTCAACTACGCAAACGCACCATCCGCAAGAAATTTGATAGCTGGATGCGTACAGGACACTTTAAATGAGAGTAGCAAGCGTTACTAAACTGACCGCGTCTGCCAAGGTAGCCGACGGGCCTGCTTTGCTTCTTGGTATGCTCATCGGCACAGACGGGTCGAATAATCCAACGATTACGGTCCATGACAGCACCGATAATTCAGGCACCGAAGTAGTCCCCACAGCCGAATACGACGCAACCGTCATCGGCCTGAACGGCTACGCACCTGGCTACGCTAAGTCCTGTAAGAACGGCATTTACGTAGTCATATCCTGCGCCGGTGCTGTCGAGGTCTCAATCGATTACATTACAAATGAAGGGTAATAATAATCATGGCAATGGCAAATGTAACTACAGTTACAAGTAACGTGATTACCTGGACTATCGGCGATCACGGCTCAAGCGGCACTGACTGGCGACTTGGGGCCGCTTCGCCTGATGGAATCGGCTGTAGTGGTGGCATCTTGTGCCGAAGGATACAGTTCTGTGCAACCGCCGCCAATGACATCATCCGCATTCAGCAATCCACAGACGGGCTAAGTAGCGGTGGCGCACTCCTTTGGAGATGCCTCTCCAGTGGACAGTACGACGACAACTTCCTAGAGTTCGATCCGCCCATGCGCATATTCCCCGTGATCGATGTCTCCAGTTGCACACTTGGAGGTACTTCAGGCACAGGGCTAGTCATCTTTTACTTAGTATAGGAATCCAATGGCACGTTATATAAACGTCCACCAGACACGGCAGCGAGTCGAGTTGACGGATGAATCCCGCTACGACCTCGAAGAATTTCTAACCCGTGAAATCGAAGACGCTATCTCATCCCGCGCTCCCCTCGAATCCACATGGCGTGAACTCCTGCGCCAATACGAAGGCGTACCGAAGAACCCGGTCAGAAACTTCCCTGTCGAGAACGCACCGAACATCGAAATCACCCTCGGCGCTATCGCCTGCGACGCTCTCTACGCTCAAATCGTTGACCTCATCTACACTGCTGTTCCACTTGTCACCTGCCGTGGACTCCCAAAGTTCAAAGGAGACAAGGAACATGCAGCAGCCGTCAAAGCATTCCAACGCTTTGTCAACTGGGTCGCAGCGAACGAAGCTCACGTCCGTGAAGCATCAGATGACGCCATTCTCGACGACGTACAACTCGGTACTGGCTGCCTTTACATTCCGTGGACGGAAGAACGACGCAAAACAAAAGTAGCACAGGTAATCACTCGCGGACCTCGCGTATGGGCTATCCCTGTCGAAGACTGCATAATCCCCGCTGGCACCAAAACGTCCGACGTTGACCAACTACCCTGGATCGGCCTCCGCTTCTGGCTAACCGAACACGAGGTCAACGAACGCGCTCAGAAGAACGGTTGGGACGTAACGCTCACCGCCAAAGCCGCAGCCCAAGACTGGGTATCCACCCGCCGTGAAACACTCGGCAAACACCTCCAAGGCATCCACCGCGCAGGCCAACTATACGAAATCATCGACGCCTATTGCTACTACGACATCGACGGTGACGGTATCCGCGAAGACCTATACGTAGTATTCGACCGCACCTCCCGCAAAGTCCTCGCAGCCTACTTCAATCCCTACGACCGTCGCCCAATCGAAATCTTCTGTTACCAACGTCGCGCACACATGCCTTACGGTCTCGGCGTGATGCAGATGTTATCACCGTACCAAGAGGAGCTGTCGGATTTACATAACTACGCTACCCTCAATGCCCTTCTAGCCAACTGTCGTATCTGGAAGGGTCGCGAAGGCCGTATCCCCGACAACATGCGCATCTGGCCGAACCGAGTGATCGAACTCATCGATCCTCAATCCGATCTCATCCCCGAACAAATGGCCGACGTTTACCCATCCATCATGCAGAACCAACTGTTATTGATGCAGTTAGCCGAGCGTCGCGTGGGTGCTAACGAACTCGCTCCTACCCCACGGGGGCAAATGTTCGGTAGCAGATTGCCTGGGATAACTGCATTATCTTTACTACAGCAAGTAAACAAACGCTTCACACCTGCATTCGACGGAGCGAAGATGGCAATATGCAGCTCCATTATGCAGTGTATGTACCGTTACCAAGAACGTGTACTTGCTGGCAACAAGAGGGTAATCGAACACATCTACGATGTACTTGGAGTCGAGGATGGCTCACGTGTAGTCGCCTTACTCTCCCGAGAAGGCTTCGACGAAAACATGGAAATCGAACTCACTGCCGCCACAGCCAGCATCAACCGCGAAGCCGACCGCCAGAACGCCATGCTCCTCGTACAAGTCCTTGCAGGCTACTACCAACGCACACTCGAACTCGTAGCCATCGCATCGAACCCACAAACCCCACCCGAGGTCAAGACCGTAGCGATGAAGATCGCCGAAGCCGCTGGAGAGATGATTGACCGCACTATCCGCACCTTCGATCAGGTCCGTGACCCCGCCCTATTCATCGTAGACATCGAGGACGAGATCAACGCTACAATGTCCCAACAACCGCAAGACGCCATCGGCCAACTCTTGCAGATGTTCACTCAAGGATTAGGCACAGCCCAAGGAGGCGAGATACCGCTACTACCACAAGGAATGTAGTCATGTCTCTCGAACATCTATACGACAAACTCGAAATGTATAAACGCGCAAGGGTCGAAGCTCAAAAACGCGGACAGCAAAAAGTGCTGGATTATGTAAACTTAAAAATGTTAAGTATCATCAAACAAATCCGTGAGGAGAGGGAAAGAAGTAATGCCGCAGAACATCGTTAGAGAAACAACATCACCAGTCGTCTACACCGACGCAC